CATCACGACCGGCGCCACCGCGTCGATCATGACCAAGCGCCTCGCGACCAAGATGCTCACCACGCTCTGGACGCAGAACGTCCCGAATGACGGCATGATCACCTGTCTGATCTCGCCGGCCGCGTGGGGCTACATGTCGGAAGTCGAAGAGTTCGCGTCGTCCGACTATGTCGCCGGCCGCCCGAACGAAGACGGTCCCGCCATGAAGCGCTGGATGGGCGCGATGTGGATGCTGCATACCGGGCTTCCCGGCGTCGGCACCGCTGACTGCACCATGTACGCGTTCCACAAGAGCGCTGTCGGCCACGCCTACGCGAAGGACACGCTTCGTCCGGAGATGGGCCGCAATGCCGAACAGGATTACGAGTGGGTTCGCTCGTCGATCTACATGGGCAGCAAGAAGCTCCAGAACAACGGCATCGTGCTCGCGCATCATGACGACAGCGGCCTGATCGGCTCGTAAGGGAGGGATGGCCCATGGCTTACAATCCCTCCCTCCTGACGAAGCTGGCCGGCAAGCCGGGCGACGTTCAGCTCTGGACCTATTCCAGCGCTGACCCGCTTGCGACGGCGTTCGCAGCGAACTACTTCGCCGATGCCTCCGTTCGCGGAATGCAGCGCGGGGATGTCGTGACGGTCATCGTCACGTCGTCCTCGGTGCCTGTTGCTCGCGGTCAGGCCACCGTCGTTTCTGTCGGTTCGTCCGGCGCCACTCTCTCGGTTGGCGTACAGGAACTGACGGCGACCGGCGCGGTCCTGCCGGGCACAGCGGTTCTGGAACTGAACCACGGGACCATCGCCATCGCAGCGACGCTGACCGTCGTTCCCAGCACGACCCTCATCGTGAAGGACACATCGGCCACCGGCACCGCCGCGCACACGCTGACCCTGACAGGCGGCACGTTCAACGGCACCAACACCGTCGCGACGTTCAATCTCCGCGATGAATTCCTGATGGTGCATTTCGACAGCGCCGGACGTGGGCAGGTCATCGCCAACGTCGGCGAGGTCGGCCTGTCCTGATCAATCGGAGGGCTGTGATGGCCCTCCTTTCCCCATTCGAACCCTAGGAAAGTCATCATGACTTACGCAGTTTCCAACTCTCCCCGAAAGATTGCGGGTGGCATCGGTGCCTCCGGCAACTCGTTCTGGCTCTATGTCGATGGCGACGCGCACGGCACCGTGTCCGGGACAGACTACTTCACCAACGGCAGAGACCTCGGCATGAAGGTCGGCGACATCGTCCATGTCGTCAACACTTCCGGCTATACGGTGACCACGCATGCGGTCTCGGCTATCGACGCCGATGGCAACGCGACGGTTTCCGCTGCCGTCCTCAGCTAACGGAACGGCGGGTCACGACCCGCCCTTCCGCCCTCTCGGCCTGGCCGGCTGGTTTCGCCGGTCCCCGTCTGCCTGGGTTCGACTCCCGATTGCCGGGGCTACGGCTACGCGAAAGCTATGGTCCGGGGTTCGCCGGTTCAAATCCGGACGACGGCCACCTTCCCAACCCGAAAGGACGAAGCATGAAACTGCCGGTGATGCTCAAGCGCGCGGATTATCTGTGGAACACCTTCGGCTTCGTGGTCGATGCGCAAACCACGCTCGACGACGTGCTGAAGCCGGAATTCTATGTCAACGTCAAGGAACAGTTGAAGACGCTGGACGTGCTGCATGTCGTGTCGGCGTCCGGCGAGTTCGAAGCGCGGATGCGGGCCTTCCTGACCAAGGAAGGCGTTCTCAAGCTGCGCATCCTGGAAGTCCACGGCGACGAAGCGGCTGCCGAACCGGCGCCCTCGGTCGATGGTCTCACGGTCCAGTGGGCCGGCAAGGTCCACAAGTGGCGCATCATGGCCGGCACGGAAATCGTCTCGCATGGGCACTCGTCCAAGGGTGAGGCGACCGAAGCCATGACCTCGCTTGCCATGCAGCGGGCCGCCTGACCATGGCGACCGTCGCCAGCATCTACCGGGAGGCGCTGCGCCTCATCGGCGATCATGACATCGTCGATGAGAACGAGGCGACGCCCAACCGCTATGTGCTGGACTCCGCATATACGAACGCGGTGCAATACTGCATGTCGCTGGGCTGGTGGCGCTTTGCCTTCGCCACCACGACGCCGACGCTCAACGTCACGTCGCTGCCCGGCTATACGCGCCAGTTTGCCAAGCCGGCCGACTGGCTTCGCACACATTCCGTCTGCATCACCTGGGGGACATCGTCCTTCCCGGTCGATGCCTATGAGGAAGGTGCGAATATCGGGGTCAAATACACCGCCGGCATCATCTTCAAATACGTGCAGAACGATATCGCCGTCACGTCCTGGCCGGAAATCTTCGCCAAGATGGTCGCGGCCTATCTCGCCTTCGAGGTGTGCGAGCGCATCACGCAAAGCCGCGCATCGAAGGCCGATGTCTACAAGATTTTCCAGGAACGGCTCGATGCCGCGCTGCGTTCGGAAAGCAATGCGCCGCCGCTGAGACTGGCCGAGAACGCGGTCGAGTTCGCCACCCGGCATGTGCTTGAGCAAGGCTTCTGGCGCTTCTCCGTCGTCACGGTTGACCTTTCCCACAATGCCGGTCTGACGGCCTCCAGCGGCTTTACCTATCGCGCCGCGAAGCCTGCCGACTGGATGCGAACCTATCAGGTCAGCCTGAAGGACGGGTCCAAGTTCTATCCGATCGACAACCGCGACACGGGCGGCAACCTGCATGCGGACTATACGGCCTTCACGCTGCAATACGTGTCGAGCAACTATCTCAGCCCGGCGACATGGCCGGAAGGGTTCCGACAGGCGGTTGACGCCTATCTCATGGTCGAGAGCCTTCGCCTTGCCGGCGACGTGAAGAACGCGGAACAGGCAAAAATCCAGTATGACCGCGTGCTTGACGCCGCGCTGGCAAAGGATCGCCTTCCCCGGCCTCTCGTGCTGGAGGAGGGCGCGATCCGCCGCGCCACGCAAGGCCTTCTCGAAGAAGGCCTGTGGAAATTCAGCCTGAAGACGGACGATCTTGCCGGCGCTGGTGGAACGGCCTCGCTCGGCTATGCCTACCGCTTCACCAAGCCTGCCGATTGGCTTCGGACGGTGAGGGTGTTTCGCCAGTCCGGTTCGCAGGAGATCGACATCGATTTCCGGGATGAGGGCGGCTTCCTCCATGCCGACTACGATCCGATCGTGCTGCGCTACGTCTCGACGGATGCCGTCTCTCCCGTGACGGGCGACTGGACGCAGCTTTTCACCGATGCGTGGTTCGCACTGCTGCGGCTGCGGGAGGCGGAACAGAACGAAGTCGGCGCCAACGAAATCCAGGCGCGCATGACGTTCTACCGGGCCGCGCTCAAGGAAGCCATGATCAAGGACGGGCTGAACGAACGTCCGAAGGTCAACAAGTTCAGCACCTTCGCGGCCGCGCGTCGCAATGGCTATTCGGGACAGCAGGCGCGCTAGATGCCTCGCCAGAATGTTGCCATCATGGCCTTCAACTCGGGGGCCTTGTCGATAGAGGCGCTGAGCCGCGTCGATCTGGAGCGTGTGCCGTTCTCGCTGGAGGAAATGACCAACTGGCTGCCGCGCGTCATCGGGTCGAAGACCATTCGCCCCGGCACGAAGTACCTTGGCTCTGTCAAGAACGACGATACCGGGATCAACATCCCCTTCGTCAAGGATGCCACGGACACCGCGCTTCTGGAACTGACGGACAATCTGCTACGGGTCCGGGTCAATGATTTGCTGGTCACGCGCGGCTCGGTCTCCACAGCGGTTTCGAATGGTGACTTCTCCAGCCTGACCAACTGGACCGACGCGGACGATGGCGGTGCAACCTCCGACCTGTCCTCGGGGCAGCTTCGGTTGCTCGGCACGGGCAATGCCTCGGCGCGGCGAGTACAACAGGTGACGGTCGGCGGCGGGGATACTGGCGACGTGCACGCCTTGCGCATCGTCGTGACGCGCGGCCCGGTGATGTTCAAGGTCGGCTCCACCACTCAGGGGCAGGAATACATCAAGGAAACCGAACTGCGAACCGGTGTCCACTCCCTGACGCTTACGCCTTCGGGCGACTTCTACATCACCGTCTCGTCCTCGGCTCCGGTCTATCGGTTCGTCGACTCGATCACTGTTGAAGCGTCTGGCGTCATGGAACTGCCGACCCCTTGGGATGAGACGATCCTGAACCTGGTCCGGTATGACCAGTCCGGCGATGTCATCTTCTGCGCCTGCGACGATATCCGCCAGATGCGGATCGAACGCCGGTCGGCAACGTCGTGGTCGATCTGTGACTATAAGGTGGATGACGGGCCGTTTCGCGGCCTCAATCTGTCCCGCCAAAGCATCGCGCCTTCCGGGGTTTCGGGCAACATCACCCTCACAGCAAACACGGCGCTGTTCGATGCTGGTCATGTTGGCGCACTGTTCAAACTCACCCACAGCGGCCAGACCGCGACCGCGACACTCGGCGGGGATGACGAGTACACCAGCGAAATCCGCATCACCGGCACGACAGAGATAGGCACTCGCAACTTCGTCGTATCGATTACTGGAACATGGACCGGCACCTTGACCCTCCAGCGCGCCTTTGGCGAGCCGGGAACGTGGTCGGATGTCACCACCTACACGGCAAATGCCGATGATGCTCGCGAGGATGACGCCGACAACGAAATTGTCTTCTACCGGGTAGGCTTCAAAACCGGTGACTATGGCACCGGTTCGGCTGTCGTCAGCCTTATCTATGCCAATTCGTCTCAGACCGGCATTGTCAGGATAACCGCCGTAACCAACAAGACCACGGCCGATGCCGAAGTGCTGTCCACGCTCGGCAAGGCGGCGGCGACTTTCGACTGGCGCGAAGGATCGTGGTCGACATACCGGGGGTTCCCTCGCGCGGTGGCGTTCGATGACGGGCGCCTTGTCTGGCTGCACGGGACGCTGGCCTATCATTCGGTGTCGGATGCATTCGAAAGCTTCGACCAGGAGCTTGAAGGCGACGCGGCGCCGATCATTCGGACAGTCTCTCAGGAAGAAGGCCTGTGGATCAAGAGCGTCGGGCGGCTGTTCATCGGTAGCGCGGGCCGGGAAAATCAGGTCCGGTCCTCGTCCTTCGATGAGCCTCTGACGCAGACCGCCTATTCCATCAAGCGGGTGTCGAGCCGGGGAAGTGGCTTCGTCGATCCGGTCGATGTGGATACCGTCGTCGTCTTCTCGCAAAGGGACGATCTGCGCGTCTATGAAATCAGCTACGATGTGGAAAGCCAGGACTATTCGTCCAAGCCGCTGACCCGTCTCAACCCGGAAGCCTGTTCGCCGGGCATCGTGCGGATCGCGGTGCAGCGCCAGCCCGATACGCGGGTTTACTTCGTCCTGGAGGATGGCACCTGCGCCATCCTGACCTACGAGCGCTATGAGCGTGTCGTCGCCTGGTCGAAATTCGAGACGGCGGGACTGGTCAAGGATATCTGCATCCTGCCCGGAGTTGACGAGGATCAGGTCTATTTCATTGTCGAGCGGACGGTGAGCGACGTTCCGAAGCGCTATGTCGAGCGGCTGGCGAAGGAAAGCGAATGTGTCGGCGCCTCGGTCTCGTGGCTGATGGATTGCGCCACGCATTACACGGGTTCGTCAGTCACCACGATTACCGGGCTGGGGCATCTCGAAGGCCGTGGCGTCATCGTCTGGGCGGGCGGCGCGGCAGCGGCGGACCAGTCCTCGCTGAAGACCGTGACATCCGGCTCCATCACCCTCACCAGCGCCGTATCATCGGCGACCATCGGCCTGCCGTTCACGGCAAGATCGAAGTCGATGAAGCTCGCCTTCGCGGCGGGTCTTGGAACGGCGCTCAACCAGTTGAAGCGAGTCGACCATCTCGGGGTGCTGCTGCGCAACACGGCATGGAAGGGTATCCGGTTCGGCCGCTCATGGGCGAAACTGAACTACCTGCCGAAGATGCGGCATAGTACGGGGCAGGCTATCGCGGACAATACCGTCTTCGACTATTACGACGAAGAGACCAGCCCGTTTGATGGCAAGTTCGGCCCGGATGAGCGGCTGTATTGCGAGGCGAAGGCGCCCTATCCCGCGACGGTCCTTGGCTATGTCATCGGCATGGTGACGAATGACAAGGGGTAGCATCCGCCTCGGCACGCCTGAGGAATTCGACCGCTTCTATCTCGGTCGCATCAAGCCGGCTGCATGGCTGGGCTATGTCCGCGAGGTCGAAGGCGTCATCGTCGCGACGGCCGGCATCTACTGGGACCATGACGGCAGGGCGTGGGGCTTTATCGACTGCCGGCGCAAGTACATGCCGGATACGAAGAGCGTGGTTCGGATGACGCGCTGCGTCATGGATGCGATGCGCGGCTGCGGGCAGGACGTGGTTTTTGCCAAGCCCGACATGCGAATTCCGAAAGCCGAGTATTTCCTGAAGTGGCTCGGCTTCAAGCCCATGACTGACAATTCCGGGGTATGGGCATGGCAGGCGCACTAGCGATCATCGGCCCGGTCGTCTCGGCCGTCGGTTCCGTCATCGGCGGCATCTCGGCGAATAACACGGCCAAGGCGCAAGCCAAGGCGATGGAAATCGAGGCCAACCAGCGCCGCGCGTCAGCGCAGCGGCAGGCCGTCGAGAAGCGCAAGGAAGCCGGCCTCATCATGTCGCGCCAGCAGGCCGTCGCTGCTGCGTCCGGCTCCGGCGCGACCGACCCGACTGTTATTGACCTGATGGAAACGACGGCTGGTCGCGGCGAATATCAGGCTCAGACAATCCAGTATGGCGGCGAAGAAGAAGGCCGGGGCCTGCAAAATCAGGCGGCGTTCACAAGGGCGGAAGGACGCAACCGCATGTTCGCCAGCTTCATCGATGCCGGCTCGTCGATGCTGTCCGGCGCGAATGCCTGGGGCAAGTACAAGTCGACGCCCTCGATGCCAACCCTCGATCCGTGGAACGGGTTTCGCTGATGCCGCGCCTTCCCGGACCCTATGATCTCGGCGGCGTCGGCTTCGGCACCCGCGCCGGCATTCCGTCCGGCGATGCCGGGCTTGGCGCGATTGCGAGTTCGGTGCGGGGCTTCGGCTCTACGCTGGCGGCAATCGGCGCCGACCAGATGCAACAGGTCGAACAGACCCAGCGAGAGAACACCATCCTGGAAGGTACTGCGTCGGATGGTGGCGCTCTCAAGGACTTGTCCGACTTCGAACGTGGGTTCGATGCGGATAGCGACTTCGGCACGTTCCAGCCACGGTTTGAGAAGGGCGTCGCCGGTATCCGCGACAAATGGGCGGCGAAGCTGACGGACCCCAAGGCGCGGCAACTATGGGCGGCGGACTTCGACAAGACTGTCCTGGCCACGCGCAACCGCGTCATCGATCTCGGCCAGAAGCGCATTCGAGAAGGGAAGCTCGTCGAGGCCAAGACGGGCCTTGAAGGCTATCAGTCGGTCATCGCCGACGACAATGCGACCGAGGACCAGCGCGCCGATGCGAAGAAGCGGGCGGAAGCCGCGATAGCAGCGCAGCAGCGCAACGGGCTGCTGACGCCGGTAGAGGCTGACGACTGGCGGACGAAGGTCATCAAGGGCGGCGAGTTCGTCCTTGCGCAGCGGCAGATTGCGAAGAACCCGGAAATCATCACGGGCAAGCTCCCGGCTGCGGTATCGGATCGCTCCGGCATTGCGATGGGGTATTTGCAAAGCCGGGGCTGGACGAAGGAGCAGGCGGCCGGCATCGTCGGCAACCTGCTGGCGGAAAGTTCTCTCAACACGTCGGCGCGAAACAGCGGCGATGGGCGAGACGGTAGCGATAGCATCGGCGTCGGCCAGTGGAATTCGACACGCGCTCGTGCGTTGATGAAGTTTGCCGGCAATCGCGGCAAGGACTGGCGGGATTTTGAGACGCAACTCGCTTTCGTCGACTGGGAACTGAACAACTCCCACAAGTCGGTTGGCGATCGGCTACGCGCGGCCCGCGATATCAAGGAAGCGACGCACGCCGGCATCATGTATGAGGGGCCGGCAGGCTCGCAGAATGGGCCGGAGAACGCGCACAACTACAAAGGCCGGATGACGTTCGCCGCGCAAGCCGCTGGTGAAACCGTCCGGCCTGACTGGTTTGTCAACCAATCCCCGGAAGATCAGCTTAAGCTCGAAAACCTCGCTGCGGCGCGTCAAGGGGAAATAGACCGGGAAACTCGCGTTAGCACTAGGCTGGATATAGAGACGGCAGCGGCAAATGCGCCATCGGCAATCCAGGCGACCGGCCTTTATTCAGGGCCGATGCCAACACCGGACCAGTTTGCTCTCGCTTACGGCGAAGAGGGACCGCAGAAGTTCCGGGATTTTCAGCAGGCGGTCGACACGAGTGAAGTCGTTTTCGGCATGAAGTCGATGCCGAACGATGAGATCAAGCAGGTGGTGGCCGACGCGGTCCCTACGTCTAGCGGAACAGATGCTGCCTTGCAGGCTGAACGCTACAGGACACTGTCGGCGGCGGCTGACTTTACCCTGAAGGCGCGTGAAGCAGACCCGGCCACGTATGTCCAGAATATCTCACCAACCGTTAGCCGGGCGTGGCAGGATGTCGAGCAATCAGGCGGGCTAGGCGCTCAGCCGGGCGAGCAGGCGAGCGCGTATCGCACTGCGATATCGGCTTCCGTGGCGGCACAGGAACAACTTGGCATCACCAACATTCAGCCGCTCGCCAAGCCCATTGCGGCCGGCGCCGTAGCTACATTCAAGGACGTGAACCTCGGCGAACAGGACCGCATTGGCGCGGTGGCGAACGTGCTTATGGCGACCGACGATCCGCAGCAGCGCCGGGCGTTGTTCGAGCAGCTTGTCGATGCCGGACTGCCGGATATCACCGAGGGCGCATTCCTTGCCATGGAGCGCGGCGACGAGGGCGCGGCGCGTCGGTTGTTTCAGGCTGCGGTCATCAACCCCGCCGATCTGCCAGGCAAGATCGACGCGACGCCAGCCGAAATCAATCAGGAAATTCAGGACACGCTCATGGCGGAAGGCCAGATTGGCGATGTCTATTACGGGTTGAGCGACGGTACGGCACAGAATTTCGTTCGGGCCGAACGGGACAGCAAGCTCCTCTCCAATGCCGTGCAGATGCGCATCCGAGGCGGCGAGACCTTGGAACAGGCTGTCGTTGGGGCAGGCGAGGATTTGATTGGCAAGGTGAAGGCGTTCACCGCCCCGAACGTGCAGATCCTTTTCCCCGCCGATCAGGACGCCACGCCAACAGTGGACGGGCTTCAGCGATTGCTCCCGCGCGTGCGTCAAGAAATCGGCCGGATGTTTCCGCCAAAGACGGTCGGCGCCGGGGGTGCGATAGTCGATGCGGCAGCGAATAACCGGGCGGACGATGTGCTCGGCAATGGCTACTTCCGCAATTCGGGCGATGGTTATGTTTTCATCGACACCTATACCGGGTCGGCGATCCCTGATGAGAACGGAGAGCCGATCATCTTCCATCCGCTGACTGTTGACGCGCTCTCGTCCAGTGTTGTCGACCCGTCGCTGGCACCCGATGCGAACATGGGCATCCGCGATGCGCTCATGGGCGGGCCGGCACCGGAGGCCAAGGTGCCCACGTTTGAACCCAGGTCTGACGACTTCGAACAGAGAACCAAAGACGATACGGTCACGGGAGCTATTTCGCAGAACATTAGACAAGGGCGCTTCACGGGGAAAGCGCCGGCCGCACTCAAAGCGATGGCGAGCACTGCTCTAGGAGATAGTAGCGTCATTGACGAGAAGTTCTTTTCCTCCGCCGAAATGGGCGCAATCAAAACTGCGGTTCGTAAGGCCGTAGCGGAGAAAACTAATCAAATTGGCTACGGGGATTATGGTGAAAAGGCGCCGTGGGCCGAAGGCACGGCTGGCGCGCTGAACGTACTGACCGACCCGGCGGCATCCGTCGCATTCACGTTGGGAATGGCGAAAGTCACGCGCATTGATGACGAGACGTTCCTGATTGAAGATGACTATGACTACAATGCGAAGCCCGATGTTGTTGAAAAAGCTAAACGCGAGCGCGGTGTATCGCAGATGCTTATGGACGGGCTGGTCGGCAACGGTCTCCTGGGCGTTGGGAATGTGGTCGGCAATTTGATCGCGCCCGAAGGCCAAGGACGCAAAGTCGCGATCACTGTCAAAATCCCCAAGGCAGAACAATGAGCGACATCTTCGGGTTTCGCGGAGGACCGGAATATCGGGGCATGTCGCGGCAGGAGTTCTTCGACTCCGCCATGGACATGCCGCTTAGCCCGACATCGACGTATTTCGACCAAGCAAAGGGCGGTGTGCTCAAGAGCCCGGTACTCGGCACCGCGATCCGCGATTTTTCCATTCCGGACGGTATGCCGACGCCTCAATCGGAGGCGCAAAGTTCCTTGCGCATGACCAACCGGCTGACATCCGGCTACGAGAGCGCGCGGCGGCTTGTGCAGTCGTATTTTCATGAGGACAGTCCAACACTCGACGCGGGAGCCTACAAGAAATCGCCGTTCTTTCGCGAGAACATTCCCTGGGATGAGGGGATGACGGAAGCGCGAGCGCAGGCATTGGCCGAATGGGACGATGCCAGCAAGGTTCGCGACTTCTATGCAGAGAAGCGACCCTATTGGGCGTTTGCCGGCAACATAACGGGGCAGGCGCTCGACCCTATCAACTATGTCCCGGTGGCCGGGCCATTAGTCAAGGCGGCCGCAGTCGCGCGGTTCGGCTGGATTGGCGGAGTCGCGCTCACGGGCGCTCTCGACGCCGCCGCGAATACTGCGGTGTTCGGACTGGCGACACGAGACACCCGCGCATCCTTCGGCGATGACGTGTCGTGGCAGACGACGATATCCGAGATTGCCACGGCGGCGTTGATTGGCGGGGCGTTCGGTTCGATTGGCGGCGCGTGGGAAGCCCGTACAGCGCGTCGGACTGTTGCGGAGGCCGACCGTCGCCTGTCGACGCTGAAGACGACACAGGAGGCCCGCATTGCCCTGAACGAGGCAATCGACGCGGTAGTGCGGGGCGAAGACGTAAAGCTGTCGCCGAACGCTACAGAGCCGCTGGCGAGGGTGGCCGGTGAAGTCGATC